GTGATGGTTGCTTGACTGAAGGGAAAAACATTTTTATCATGTAGCCTTTGCCTCTCCATCCAAGATACACGTCGATAACGTTTCCTGTGCGTGCTTTGAGTTGAGTCGCTTCTTTAATACTCCCGTGACGAAACTCCTTAAAGGAAATCATTACCATAATACATCATTTACCTTAATATTTAGCGATCTATTGCGGTTGAGAAGACTTTAAAGGTAGTAGAAGTAGTAGAAGAAGCATATCCAATAAGTCTTAACTTACCACTATTAATATCTGTATTATATGTTGCTATTCCTGTTGGTTGATTGATAGTTCCATATTCTGTCATATATGTATTTGTGTCATCATGAATAACATTGATAGTTGTCATATTAAAATTAGAACCTTGAGTTGCCTGTATTTGATAAGTAGCAGATCTATAAGCAGTAGTAAGTCCAAGAATAACTACTCCACTAGTTGAAGTAACAGTTGTAGAAATTCCTCTTATTTCTCCAATAGATGTATCAAAAGCAGTAGCAGTTACAACTCCAACAAAATTAGCATTACCACTAGCATCTGCAACTTTACTGCCACCCACTTCAATTGTATTTGTAGCAGCATTTATAGTAATTCCAGTACCAACATTTAATTTATTAGCATCACCATCAATAGTAATAGATGAAGAACCTACAGTAAGAATACCAACTATGGTAGCATTCCCAAGGATATTCATATCCTTTCTACCAGTAATAATACCAATAGAATCTAAATTCTTTATATTTTCTTGAGTTGTTATTCCACTTACAACAAGATTGGATAGTGTAAGATTAGTTCCTTCACACCACTCTGCTAATTCGGAAGGAGCTCCCGTAAGAGCAGTACTTGCTACTCCAACCCAACTATTACCATTATAGATTAATAGTTCATTTGTCCCTGTGGTTTGATCAAAACTTACATCATCAAGGTCTTTGATGAATCCAGCACCACCTCCACCAATGGTGTATAGTTGTTGCTCAACTCTATTAACAAAGAGTCTGTAGTTTGCTGCTAAATCTTGAAGAGTTGCAAACTTTTGATCTGTAGGAGTAAGAGGATCATTACCTTGCTTCTCTTTAGGATCAGGTGCTATAGGTCTATCATTAACTAATTCTTCTTTTAATACTTCCTGCTTGCCTTTTATATCCTCTACAATCTTATAAAGATCTGCAATATTAACAGTATGAGTTTCTGCCTTATCACTTAACTTCTTAATATCTTTATCATAGTATTTTACTTCTGGAAGATTAGCAACTTCTTCTTTTAGACCATTAAAATAATTTCTAATTTCTTTATTAGAATCACGATACTTACTATTAGACTCATCTATCTTCTTCTCAATATTCTGCTTTGCTTCATTCAGTTTACTTAATACACTCTTCTTTAACTTTCTATCATCATCCTTAAACTGGTTCCTATGCTCATATATCTTAAGAGCAGTTTCTTTCAACTCC